GCCATTTTATAATTCTAGTTCTAAATTGTCTGTTATATTAGTATTTTGCACTGTGTATTTTAATTGAACAGTTAATGTATTAGTATCATCATCACGTAATATATTTAATGATGTTATATTAATACCTGGAAAAAATGTTTTTAGTTGGGTTTCAATTCTATTTTCTATTCTATATAAATTATCTTCAGCTATTTGTTCAAATATAAAAGCACGCAATCCCCCCCCAAAGTTTGGATTTAAAGGTCTTTCTCCAGGTTCAGTAAGAAAAAAATTAATTAAATTATTTTTTATAGCATCTTTAGTAGTAAAATTAGATATAAAAACAGCAGGACCATTTAATGGTAAGTTTACCCCAACAGCAACATTAGGATTCAAATCAACAGGATTTATTTGTTGGGGGTTAAAAGGCATTATTTAGTATTTAATAAACTCATAATTTGGTCCATCCCCACTTCACCATTACCTAAATTACCATTTATAGGATCAGATACTTGAGGTCTAAATGACTGTTGGACATCATTTGATGTAAAACTTAAAGCTGTTTCTCCTAATACATCTTTATATTTTTGTCTTATATCCATTGTTGGTGGAGTAAACGTAGGTTGGGTAGGTTGAATTGGGTTTGTTGTTGGAGCATATGATTCTCTAACAACTGTTTTCGGTGAACGAACTGCTTCTAAAAGAATATCTTTCAATTCTTCTTGAATTGCTTCTCGTACTGCTTCTTTAATTAATTTTTTTAATCCGTCGGTTTTCATATGATTATAAATATAAGGTTATTCTGCTTTTAAATCGTTTTGTTGTATATAAAATACTAGTTCATCTATTAATATCTGATCAATTGATGAAAATGACCATTCTCCTTTTAACATTACTACACCTTGTTTATTTCTAGCTATAGCTCTTCTACGTTTTAAAGAATTAGTTGTAGGTTCAGTTTCAACACCCATTTCAAACCCATTTACATTTATAACAATAGGCGATTCTTGTTGTGTTTGTTGTAAAGTTAAAGCTGTTAATTCAACTGAGAGTGGTTCTTGGATAGCATCTGGGGAACAATGTTGAATGAGATTATCTAGCAAATTTAAATATTGAATTAATTGAGTTAAAACTTGTCTAGTTAAAATAAGTACTGCTAATATTCCAGCATTAGCTATACTTAATCTTTCTAATAAATTACTAATTTTTTGTAAAGCTATAGGAACACTAGCAGGAACAGGAACAGGAACTGCTAAACCTGCTGTAATTGCAATTTGTAGTGAAGTTATTACTCCTTGGGTTATTCCTAAAGCTTTAGTAGTTGAGTCTATTATTTGATAAGATTTATTAATTTGTTTTACTAGTTTATTTTTACGACTAATTAACCTAGATAATTCATCAGGGGTTGGACATGTGATATTAGGTAAATCAGGGATTTTAGTTTTTCCTTTAGATACTAATTGTGATACTTTAGTAATACCAAAAGATGATATTAATGTTAAAGATAAAGGTATAGCGGTTTGTTTTAAATTTATGACCAAATCAGTAAGTTTCTTTTGAGCAAAATATTCGGGTGTTTTTCCTTCCTTATTAAGTTCTTTTATTTGATCTATAGATAGTTGAGATGATTCTATTTTATCTAATTCTAAAGCATCTTGAGTAGGTGTTAATTTAATTATCCCTAAATTTTCTTTTACAGTACCATCCCCTTTATATGGGGTCTTTTCTACAGATTCATACCCAGGAGCAGATATAGTAATAGAAGGTAAATTATTACCTTCATTTAAAGATGATGTTAATGGAATAAATACGTTTTCAGTTCCCATAATTAATTAACTGTTGCTTTAATTGGTTTACCAGTTTTTGAATCTATTACTGTTGCTGTGACTGTAGGATTTGTTGTAGGTTCAAATAGATATTTTGGGTATGTATTATCTATTAAAGTAAAAATATACCCAAACTTACCTTTTTGGTTTTTGGGTAGTTTAATTGAATATACCCCATTTAAAAAAATTAAACCAGTTGGTTTTTTTGGAATTATTACAGTATTATTTTTATCCCTTATTTCAAAAAGTATAGTATACCCAGTCCACTTATTTTGAGAATCATATAAAAAAGAATATTTTTCTTCATTTAACCTTAATTCATAATAGCCATTTAAAAAAGAAAATTTATCTCCTAATTCAGGAAGAATTAAATCATATGTGTATCCTTTTATGTTTTTTTTTCTTTCATCTGTTGGTCTAGCAGAGTTAAAAGGAAATGTATATTTTGATGATTTGTATGGATCTATTAATGTTGGATCTGCCATATTAATTAGTTTTTACAAAGTTAGACTTAATACTATCTAGTTGTTTTAAAACTTTATTTAAATTAGTAGATGCAATAGAAGCTACAGGTAGTAATGTTGGGTCTATTCTAGATAATGCTGGGGATTGTAATTTTTCTGAAATATTAATAATTTCTTTAATTATTATTTCTAGTAATTGGGTTGTTTTATCTCCTAATAAAACTGATTCTTTTGCATTTGAACCTCCAAGCCTAATATCAATTCCATCAATATAAACCTGTTCTGCTTCTAAATTAATGCTTTTATTTGAAGATAATCCTACTGATTTTTCTCCACTTATTAAAACACTGTCTGTTTTAGCATTTAAAATAATTCTATCTGAATTAAGTATTATTTGGGGAGAAGTAAATAAAGAAGGTAAGAGAGGGGGTGAATCATAAGCAGAAAAATTTTCATTAGCTATACTAAATGGGATTTTTTGTTTGGATGTTAAATAAATTGAAGATAAATCTTTATTTAAATCTTCAGTTATAGGGATCCATCCTCTATCATCTGTTAATTTTTCAGGTTGACCATTTCTAATGATTAAAATTGGATCACCGTTATTACCGGATTCAGACCAATTATTTTTCTTTTCACTTTGTGATTTTGCAGTGCTACCAAAACGTATACTTTGACCGTATCTTCCTTCCATTAATGAATCTCCCATAAAAGGCATTAATGGTTTTATATTTTCTTTTTCAACAAAAGTATTTTGACTTTTATTAGTAGGGCTATTTAAATCTATAGTATTATCAACCCCATCATTTGTAGGAGGTAAAGTAGTGGTTGGATTATTATTTTGTTGAATTTTTTTTCTAATATCATCAAATATGCTAGGATAAGCATCGTGGTGTGGATGATTCCAAATCCCTAAAGGTTTTAAATAAAAATACGATTCACTACTGGTTTGTTTACCCATATTTTTATTAGGTAAACTTATAAGTAAAACTATCTCATTTACTAAGGGATATGTTTTTAATTGTGAATCATATGGTAATGCATAATTTATATTTGTACCAGTTCCTGATTGGTTTACTAATTCAAAATAGATGGCTCCTATACCACTCCACTGACCAACATTAGAGAATTTATCGTGGTTTTCATCTAAAACTATATCAGTTACACGAGCAGCAACTATTTTTCCTTTTAAATTTCCTAATTGGTTTTTTAATTCAGAATTATTTCCTGCACCACTAGCATTAACAGTACTAACAATAGATTTATTTACTCCCGTTCTATATACAGGCATTATTCTTTAGGTTTAAATTTTTGAACCTCGTTTAGTAATTGCTGTTTTTCTTCTTCAGTCATACCAAAACTATCTTCTTCAGATTTTCCAGAAGCTAAAGCACGTTGAACAATAGTAGCCATTTTAACTAATTGTTCATCATTTTTAATACCTAATTCCATATATTCCTTTATTAAAGGAACTATTAAAGTAGCATCCCCAATGTCATTAATTAATGGTTTTAATTCACCTATTAAAGCTGTGATTTGGGCTTCTTTTTTCTTTTGATTATCGTAAATTTCTTTGAGAAGATCAGAAAACTTTTTTTTACCAAAAATATTTGAATCTAAATTACTCATAATATTATTTTGGGTATAAATATAAATAATTATAAATTTTGAAACTCTATATACCCTTGATCTAAATAGAATAAATAGTTTTTCTTAAATATATTATGTAATGTGTTTGCTATTTTTGTAATTTTAGGAGTTTTAGCATCTGGAATCATTTCATGGATATAAATGTAAAGTGCTTTTTTATTAAATACATCTATTTGATCTCTTTTTCTAAATAGTTCTAGAATAGCATCTGCTATTTTAGCATCATATTCTTTTGGAAAAATATCGTATATGTTAAAACTTACATATTCAATATATCTATCCATAAAATTTGAAAGACGCTCATTTGGATCAGATGATTCTAACGTATATGAATGCGAGTCATCTTTTGACAATTCATCCACTGAGACTTTATTAATTTTGCTTTTATAATTTTTTTCATTATATAAAATACACCATCGTTTAACAATAGTACCAAAATATGAATATGCTTTGGCTCCATTACTTGGGTTAAATAAATGTATTTTAGAAAGTAA